CTTTAGACTGCGCCCATGCCGGGCGCACAATAAAAAGCCGCCCCGGGTGGAGCGGCCTTATCGTGCCTTTTACGACAGAAACACAAATAGGCGGTCTATGCCGCCTAAAAGGTATATACTGGATAAAAAAATACTAAGGTGGTGATTTTATTGCTCGAATTATTGCAAGTCCTCCTGTTGTCCTTTGTGGGTACGAGTGTAGCCCTGTTGATAGGCGGGGCTATATGCTGGTCCATTGCCTGGACATTCAATCACGGTCCATTTTGGGCGCAACTCACAACGATGCTGTTGATCATCGGTTTTTTCACCTTCGGCTTGATAGCCTGCATCATTGATGGCGAGCCATCGCATGATTACTATGATAACCCGCCACTTTATGATCGTTACCGCTAATCTTCTTCGGCAAGCATCTGTCCCCCAACTACTCTCTGGTAATAGTCTATGGATTTCAGCAGGTTTTCCTTGCCCTCAGCGTCCAATGACATAATATATCCCGCCCGATCATCCTTGCTCAATCCATAGAGTGGCTCCAAGGATTTCATGGATTGTTTGAATCCCTTTGACGTTCCTCCCAGCGCAACATATTCCAAGAGATACTTTTCAAAAGCCTTTTTGTCCCCATAGCGCATAGCCAGCTTGATGTTGTAGAGCGCTTCGGACCTTATGCTTTCGCTGTACCCATCGTTGTATTTGCCTATTTTCTTGCGGTATTTAATCACGTTTTCCTTGTTTGCGAAAAAGGCGGTTTCGTAAGGGTCTGATTTGTACAGGAACATCTCCGATATGCTGCTGACGTACCCTCGGGAAGGCTTTCCTGCTAATGCCTTGTATTCATTACCCAACCCGAAACTGTCGGCAAGGTACTGCCACCTGTCCCGGATTGGCATCATTTCAAAAGCATCGGGGTATGCCTTCCTGTCGAACAATAATTCTCCCGGGGTCTTGACTATCGGCGTCAGCGCGTTAATGACCTTATTGGCATCGGCCTTTGCCCAATCAACAGCGATTTCTTTTGCGCTTTTCCGACCGCTCAGGAAGTCCTGCACAGTCCTGATTGGGGTGTCCAGGCCGAACCAGTCCACAAAATCTTGTAGGGCTCCTAGGCGAGAGAAGTACAATACCTTGCCGTCTTTGTCGCGGCCTAAGACGATATGCACTCGGTTCCTGATATCTTCCGGCAACTCCTTGTCCTCGTCATTGAAAAACAGCCAGTTCCATGCGGATATCATGGCGGTAAAAGCCGCTGCCTTAACCAAGAACTTGCCGATTTGCCACGCAATGTACGGAGAGCGAATGGCAATACCGGTGGCCTTGCCAGCTATAGCAGCCATCAGTTTGCCGTCTCTATAGGCGTTCCTGAATAACTTGCTGTAGCGCACAAAGTTCACTTCATTCCAACGCCAGAAGGGGAACATGTGATCTGCCAGCCAGGTGCCTATCACAGATACCTCATCATAGGCCCCCATCAGTTCATTGGCAAGTTTGGTTGCTCGGTCATTGGGATCCCTAAGCGCCATAATCTCATCCTGGTTACTGGCCCCGAAGTTCTTCGGCTTCCCGTTGCCCTTCTCCATCTGCTCCGCATAGTCCAGGTAGCAGGCATAGCGCAGCAGTGCTTCGCGGAAGTCGGTTGTAGTTCGAGCAAAATCCCAATAGGCATTCCACAAGGTTACTGGGGATTTCTGAACTTTTTCCCATGCCGTAGACTTCATGCGGCTTTCCATCAGATGCCTAAACTGCCGATTGCGGTTAATGTCGTTGATTTCTTGACACTGCATCAAGGTTTCAAACCCGCCACGCTCAAACCACGCTCTAAGCTCGGGGGACATTGTTCTGTCCTTGACGAAGAATGTTTGCCATAAATCTCCCCAGGCTTTTTTTAAGTTACCGGGCCTGAGGGCGCTGGGATTCCCGGCCAACACCGCGTCAAGGTCGCCGGTCATATTGCGCGTATTGTAACGGAAATAGCGTCGCGGAGAAATGAGTTGCCATTGCTTCCATGCTCGGTACGGGGTAAAGTACAATACGTTTGCCACCGGGCTTTGTTGTTTAAGATTGCTGTACAATTCCTCAAGCGTCAAGGCCACTTCGTTTTTGATGACAAATTCCGGGTACTTATGCCCGACAACCATTTCCTTTTTGAGCATGTCAGCGTTTATCTTGAGTTCATCCATGATGCCATAGAACAATTGTTCTGCCATGCCCTGCGGTATGCTGTTGGCCATGTAAAACATGTGTCCTTCGCGCGGCTGCCACACTGTATAGCCTTCTGGAACGATGTCTTCCCATGTAACATAATCCTTGCCTAGGGCATTTTTGATAGCCTTCATCTTCTGGGCGCGACCCTTGAAGATGGTTCGGGCAACGATCTGACTTTGCTCGTTCTCATTCTCGTTACCGGCCAAGTAATTGAGGTATTGCCACAACTGCTTGCGGTGGTTCTCCGGGAAATCCTCTGCATTGTCAACCTTGGCCATGGCCTCGATCAGTTTGCGGTATTTTCCGTCTGACCCTTCCGGCAATTCGCCTCTGGCGGCCATCTTATACAGATTGCCAAAAGCTATGGCCTGCTTCTTATTGAGTGTCTGCTTATAGAGTTGTTCGGGCGTAGTTTCGGTATCTTTCATGATTTCCAGTATCCGCGCAAACTCTTCCAGCATGGCTTCATCGTTCAAGCGGACAGCCTCGCGTTTTAACTGCTGGACAATATCGTGGTTATCCTTGACTACCTTGAGAGTTTTGGCTATGGCGGCATCCTGCATCATCTGAGCCATTACCTCAAACTCAGCCTGCAGGTAATCGCTGTTAATGTCAAAACTGCTGCCGCCGCGCTGTTTCAGGAATCCCCGGCCGGTTGCTATGCGGAGTTTCTTGCCTGTCCCCATAATGCCCTTTTTATTGGCATACTCCAAAACTTGGTGGTGATAATAATCCTCCTTCTTCAACCGGTTTTCAACGTTGAAGCCTACCGCCTGTTGAGCCTCGATATAGTCATCCTTGATCTCCTTCCAGGCTGCTTTGCGTTTTTCGATTGCCTGCTGGACCTTAGGCAATTTGGACGCTTCATCGTCAATATATTTCTTGATATCCGAAAAGTTCTCTTCGGTAAGCCCAAACGGCAACAGGTTTCCTTCTTCAAACTCGTGGGCCAGATCGTCGAAGATAACTTTGTGGCTAAACACATCATATTCGTATTCGTTCAGCGGTTTTGTTACATCGCCCAGAATCTGCAATGTCTTGTCAGCAGAAATACCCTTCTGTTTGCGAAGATTTAAAAGGGAATTTCTGAGTTCGGCAAACTCTCCGGTCCTGGGCAGGTGTTCAAATTCCCGATGAGCCTTTTTGTAAATGTCGCTCAGTAACTCAACAATGTTGGCACGAAGCGAATCTTTGGGCACGCCCCTGGCTTTTTCAATGCGCTCTTGCACTTCCTGGTCGGGCAGGGTGAATTTAGCCTCCTTCTCCCTTTTCAGGCTCGTCTTTGCCGCGACCTCCCCGCCGGCCCCCGGTTTAGCCGTGCCCTGCTGCCGCCTCGCCAAGGCTTCCGCCGTCACTCCGGCTACCTTTGCCTTGAATTCTTCCATGTCCTGGATGTGCTTGAGCATGCTTTCCTTTTTGCTCACGGCCTTTTTGTATTGAGCAATTATGTTGTCAATGATATCGATTATGGTTCTGACCAGTTCCGGTGCTTTCTCCCGCACCTTCGCCCAAAACCCATCAGACTCCATAATCTCGCTGACAACATCGGAAGTAAACTCGTCCCACGCCTCATCGGCGGCATAACCATAATCTTCATAGTGCTTAAACATGGCCGGGTTGCCGTCAAAGTGTTCTTTGGCAATCTTCAGGAGTTGGGCATAAGACTCAGGGTCCGTATTTCCCAGAGCATGAATAATCTCATGTTTGACCACATAAAGCACCGGACTTTTGACTTTTTCGTTCAGGAATATGGTATTCCCTATGGTTGCTCCCTGGATGCCTTTGCCTCTGAACAGAACAATATCCTTACCGGTAAAGATTTTTGCCAGGGTATTGGCCGCATGAAAAGAAGGCTTCAACATGGCCTCACGGGCCGGCTTAAGGGTAAGACCCAGTTCGTCAGACAATTCCTGTAACGTCATGCCTTCGCGCTTAAACATTGGCTGCCCCAGATACAATACGGACTCCCGCATGGCGTCGGTTATAGGGAGGGAGGGGACGGTTGCCGTTCTGCCCTTTTCCTTGGCGTCCTTATAGTCATAAAAATCGGCATATTGGGTGGGTTTGCCGCCCGATATGTCAAGACTGCTGGTTTCTACGCGACTGCCCCACTTCTTGGCGTACTTGTTCAGGAAAGCAGGAATCATCCGGTCATAAAAGCCCTTCATTCCGGAGCCACCGATTTTAAGGTCGAGGCCGGATATAGCCTTTGTGCCATTTTGGCTTTCAGAGGAATTCAATAGCTTCATGGCAGGATCTTTGCCTATATAATCAGCCAGTTCTTCCCTCTTAATACCTTCCTTTTCAAAGGCAAGCCCTCCATTGTAGGCCTTTTCATTTTCGGGCGGCTTATATGCCCGTAAGCGTCCGGTTTTTTCATTGTAGGTAACAGATCCAACCTGCTTGCTCAGATCATACCGTTCTGCCTGTTGCTCTCCAGTTGTAAAAGCGATCCGGTCATAGCCATTCTCAGCAGCGTGTCGCAGAATCCTCTTTAGGACAAATTCATGCCAGGTGGTTTTGAAGGGGGCGTCGGGGATGTTTTCGTTTCGGCGCCTTTCCAATTCTTGATAGACTCTTCCCTCCTTGGAATCCCACCAATCATAAACACTTTCATCTTTTACCATTACATTTTCGTCATAAAAAGAATTCATTTTTTCGGTAAGATTTTTGTATTCCTGTTCTTCCTTGGCGCTTAACGCATACCCCTTCTTCCGCCCCTCCTGGTGCCAATCGGACTGAATCTCTTCGATAAAGAGAACCTTCTGTCCGTCCGGAGTAGTTCGGTCATTGAAGCGGACATGGGCTAGGACGTTGGCCTCGTCCCAGTGGCTAGAAGAATAACCATCGACATAATAACCGTTGTCGCCTATTTTCCTCGGCAACGTAAACAGCAGTTCCCGGTAGTTATCCCCGCCGGGCAGCTGATATTGGTCGTATTTATTTTTGTCTGGCGACATCTCCTCCACCTGCACCTCATTGGCGCTCAGGAAGCCCAGGACGTCCTGTTTCTCAACCCTGCCCTTTTGTTCTTTCAGCCAATCCTCAATGCCGCTCCACTTGACCTCTTCCTGCTTGGCCTGCCCGCCCTTGATTATTGCCAGC